CAACTTTACCAAGAATAGTATCTATCTCTTTTTCTTCGATAGATACTTCTCGAGTTTCATAGTCATATATGACTGAGAATGTAGGTCCATCCTCATTCATTGGAGCAACTCCAATGGCTACATCATATTGAGTGTCTAATTCTTTAAAATCTATTTTAGAGAATAAATCTTCAATATATTCTCTATTGTACTCTTGTAGCCCTCTCAATGACATAAACATTCCGTTTAGAGATATGTTCATGTCTAATTTAATATGGTCAGGAACTATATCTCTAACCATACTATACAACTTATCAATATCAGCACCTATCATGTTTAATACTAGTAACATATTGTTTATTTTCATATTTAATCCTCCTTACATTAATTACATTTGATATACATCTATACTAACAGAAATAGGACCGAATGACACGTCATCAGTTGTGTTACTAAACACCAAGTCCTTCATCTTTATAAATGTATCTAAAGCAGCTCTACCATCCGGATAATTTAAGTCATATCCTACGTAGTCAAAAACATTAATAATAGCATCTACTGTTAAATCATCTCTTATATCTCTCACCATCTTCGTGTAATCTGTTCCGCTTGCTGCAATAGCACTGATGCCATCTAAATCCTTATCTATTGTAATTACTATTGTGTCTATTATTAAATCATTTTTGTCTATCTTATACCCGTCAATAATTTTTCCTATCATAGCCTTTTTATTATTTATTTGATCTTGTGTAAACATATTCTTTTCCTCCTAATATTTTTAATAAAAATTTTAATACAAATTCACAATAAACTCCAGTAATAGCCAGATACCAAATGGTATCCAGCTATACTTTTGTCTTCCACAAAGTTTTAACTAGATACTATATTTTAAAAATTAGATTTAACACCTCCTTAGTTTCACAATCTGATTTTAATTTAATTGACACTGGGCACACATCATCCCCTAGTTGAGAAACAGATTTCAAATGTTCTTTAATAAAACCAAATGCAGTTTCCTCCCTAACGTCGTAGTTAAGGTATTCAGATACTAAATCTGTAACCGCAATCACATTTCTAGTGTATTTTGAATGTGTTTTAGGAATAAATACATCCATTTGGTAGTATTTACTGCTATGGTATACTACAATTTTCTTCATGTCTATAATATTTGGTCCACGAAGTTTTGCAACTAGTTCTGTTACGGCATTCAATCCTACCAGCTCTTCATCATCTGGTTCATAGAAACTATACCCTTCGTTTCCCTTTATTTTAGCCATACGCACCTTTCCAGAAGAACTTACTAAAGCTATCTCTACAAGCCCAACGTCATTAATTGCTAGCTTGTTACAAAACTCTTTTACCCAATTCAAATCTACAGTAGATGACGGTGTACCTACAGTAACTGCATCTAAGTCTTCAAATCTTCTTCTGATAGCTGCAAATCCCATTTGGATTGCATTGTTCATGACCTTATTAAGACCATTATTTCCATCAATAGTCGTATCCTGCATAATAACAACACTCACAACATTTCTTAAATCTAATTTCTTTTCTACTACCATTTCTTTACCTCCTAAATTATTTTAATGAAATTTTATATAAATAACCCTAGTGTTAGGGAACTTAGTCTTTATTTTTTTTAACCTCTTTTTACGTGATGGCACAAGTCTCCATCAATTATGTAATAACTTATGATATAATAATACTGGTCTACACCAGGAACGATTAGACTCACTGGTATGTCAAGACCGTTAAGTTTCTCAACACACTCTTTAAGAGATGGGTTGTTAAGTTTTCCTACAAACCCAAATTCTCCTAAATTAGACTCTCTAAAAGTATCATCCACTAGAAATTCAAATAAAGACTCACCATAAGCCTGTTTCCCTTTTCTAGCGATTATTTTACTGTAGACACTACCTATCTTAAAAATGTTATTGCTAATATGTCTTACTACCTTATTTATATCCTCATTTTCTAAATTACCAAATACTACTTTCATCATATTATCACTTCTCCTTTTTTATATTAAATTTAATTTCTTTAAAAGAGTTGTTACGCTCTTCTTATAGTTTCTGAATAATGAATAGCCACCTAAACGTTTATCATAAGCACCATTGGCTATATTGATGCTTCTTTTCACTGGGTCTGGTTCATATTCAGACCCTAACAAGATAGGAAGCATTTTATCGACAGAGTCATGAGTTTGCAACTCTTCTTCTATTTTTCTTTCTACTTCCTTTCTATCCATTATCTCGTGAAGCTCATTTCTAATATTATCTCTGTTATGTGATTCACGACCCATTATAGCGTGTATTAGGCTTATCATCTTTTTATACCTCCTATGTATAGAAATGGTTGAGCTTTGTAGGAACTACTATCCCTATCAAAATGCATCAACTCCAAATTATTAGCCTTTGTTAAGCTAACTGCATTTATAACAGCTACTAACGCAGGCGTAAAGCCAGTTACATATAGATATATTCTAACTCCTTTATCTATATGTAATAACCATTCAGTTGCTCTCTTTCCAAGACTAGCAAAATCCATTGGGTCTGTTATTTCGTCGAAGACATAATCGTCTCCGACTTGAGGAATGTCGTGTCTTCCTTTGCATAATCCGACATGCAATTCCTCTCTAGTATACCCAGCAGGCTCGATGTATGAACATGTTTGGTAACCATATGTGTTGACATAATCAACACACTCATCATAATTACCAATAAATTGATACTCTTCTTTTTCGTAGGTATCGTGTGTACCTACGAAAACTTTATAAACTTCAACTGTCTTTTTCATACTAGTTTCCTCCTTTATTAAAGAATGCTTTAAGAGCTCTGTAGATTCTGTCTTTAACTACAGCTCTCATTTCATCTTCATCCAACCAGTTTGCTACAGCCAACTCTAGGCAACCAAACCCTGCAGCATGTTTGTGCCCTCCTCCATTATTTCCATAACTAGTCCCTATGAAACTAGCAATCTCAAATGATGGAGTTTCATAATCTGTGGTACTATAAACAGTTCCTCCAGATTTGTGGTGAGTAATCACAACATTAGTTTCAGGATGTTCTTCACACCACTTCTCTTTAATCATAGAAGCATACTTCCATTCTGCTTCTAATATTACTACTTCTTCATTAAACATTAAAGCATTTTCAGATGCCTTAATATATTCCACATTACACAATTCTTGATAGTTTTTGTAGCACTCATCAACCCATCCCCAAACTTCAGAATGGTTTAATGTGTTTCTAAGAGTTAATATAGCATCCAGACATCTATATAACTCTTTTTCTGAAACCATCATTTTATCAACAGTCCCCATTTTCCTTCCTAAAGTCTTTTTATCTTCAGGAAGTTCTGGGATGTTTTTCCATTGGAAAGTATCCCATAGGTTTACTGCGTAAGACCATTCCTTTAACATGTCTTGGAATGCAAATGCTGTATCATTTCCCTTAGTGTTAAGGAGTCTTTCAAACATGCTTATATATGTGATAGTAGCACCACACCAAGCTATGTCAGTATATATTTTGTAGTCTTTAAGTTTATCACCCAAAGACTCTCTAATTGTATCTTCTGATACAAAATTACCGGCATGATGGTCATACCAGCTAAATGTCATGTTATCTAGAGGTTTTACTTTATCTAACTCTACAAACATTCTATCAGAAATCATAACTTCTATTTCTGAATAGTCGAAAAATTTATGTGGATTTTCTTTGGCAAATCCTAGCCATTCATTTAAAATCCTACTAGTTTCCTCTTGTCTGGAAGTTCTTTCCAAGAAAACTACGAAGTCTTCTTCTAACAATTTACTCGCCATCATTAAATTGATAGCTGATGTAACGCCATCCAAATCTGAATGGCTTATTATAATGTTTAGCTTACTACCTCCACATATTCCAGTGTGAACCATGTTGCTTTCTTCATAAAACGATTCCATATATTTTTTCATATTATTCTTTCCTCCTGTTTATTTTAATGAATTATATATTTTTTTGTAACAAAATTTTCTATTTTATAATACTTCTGATAGTTTTGTCATTTCAGCTACTAAATCTGATATTTCTTTTTGTAAAGCTGATATATCTGACTCTATATTTTTAATATCTTTTTTAACACTCTCCTTACCACGTTTCATTGTAGATTTGAAGAATTCGTTGTATTTTATTGATATTCTGTTACTTAGTATAAATAGTTCCTTTTCTGCCCCTTCTGCTCCATAAACCATGATGTATTCACTATTCTTATCTTTTACTTTCATATGTAACACCATATCTCTAGCATCATCGTATGCTATATGTAATACTTTAGTAACATTATCGTTTTCAATTACGTATCTATCAGCATAATCTAAAGCTCTGTAACTATACCATGATGATTCTACTTCCACTGTATTATTTCTTATTTCATTACAGAATGTGTCACCTTGATTATCATATCCTAATTCTAATATAATATTTCTCATTTCCATATTTCTTTCCTCCTTAAAATATTTAAATTATTAACAAAAAATTTCATACATCATTATTTAAAGAATGCCTGTGTATGAAATCAGGCATCCGAAGACACCTGATTTCATACACACTCTTATACATTCCAATTTTATCCAGGAATATATAAGAACGTCTCTTCATCAGACATCCTCTATATTCCTAAATTTACATTCACACTATAGGAGTGCGGCGTATGTTTAGCAACCTCGCCAGGTTATTTTTTTTTTAATTACTTCCTACTTTAAGATAGTGCTCACCATCTTTTACGATAGTAAGACTACCTTTGATATCATTTCTCTCAAACACTTGTAGGATAAGTGTTTTAAGAGATTCTAATGTCTCGCCACGTTCGCATTTTTTACGTACGTACGCAGCGATTTTATTATGCATCCCTCTAGGAATTACTTCATTAGAAGCTTTCCCTAAAAGGATGATTTTAAATCTCTCCATATTCACCTCCTTCTACTTGAGCCTGACTGAAGAGAAAATCAGACTCGGAGCATGTTTCAAACCTTATTATAAATGGAATGCGTGAATTTTATATCCCGCCTCACGCTAGCGGATTTTATAAATTCATTCTTTAGGACAACGGCCGTTCTCCATTTCCTAAACGATACAGGAGTGCAACTCTCACACTTTATGTTATTTTATTACCCAGCGAAGGGTTCCTGTATTTAGCTACCACTAGATGCTGCCTAGTATTTTAGGAATCCGGCAAACTTAAATACCGATACCTTTTTAACAGTACCGTCAGCTTGTCTTTCTTCCTGAGCGTCTCTACTACTGTGGCTATAGTAACAATGGTCGAAACCAACTGTTTTTAAAACTACGCCAACAGCACCAAAGTGCCCTTGAACTAAGCACGCATCAAACTGATGGTTGTTCAGTATAGCCTGAACGTCATCAACTAGTGTATCCACGTTAACCTGTTTCCAGATTTCAGCTTCTTCACTAGTCATGTATTCAGGTTCATACCCTAGTTGTGCTAGAGCATTCAACTGTTCACCATCTAGTTTGTGGTTCAAAAGAACCAACATCTTTTTCATTCAATTTTCACCTACCTTTCTTGAATGAATTTCTGTCTTTCCAGATTGTCAATAAGTCTCACGGCCTTTCTCCATAGACTTGCCATGTGTTGGAGTAGTAATGTCACCTACTTATACGTATCTGCAGCGAAGCAGTCCAACACTTAACTACCTATTAGGCGGACTAGTCTTGACTAGTATTTCCTCCCCATTCTACTGGGTGACCTAATAGGTCTTCAACTTCCTTTTGTGAAAGTGGTTTTTGTTTTTTACTCATCTATCTTCACCTCCTTTCTTATTTTATATTTATTTTAATGAAGTGATAAGTAAAGTTTTCCCTCGTAATATCGACCTAAACTCACATACAGCGTCCGCTATCATCTGAGGGGTAGATGATGTTGGACTGGTGAGGGGAGAACTGTATGCAAGTTTAGATACACTATATAATATATAGCTAACTTTTTATTAACTTTTCCCAATTCCTTCCTATGTTCTCTCTTCCGAAATTGGTATTTATATTATATACATTATAATATATGTCTAAAAAATATGTAAAAATAGCCAATAAAAATAAGTAAAATTTAACTATATATCATAAAGTATATAAAATAAAGTTATGTAATAGTAGCTTTATAAAAAAAAATAAAAAAAAAGGAGTGGTGTATATGACTACTAAAAAATTAGCTTTAATATCAGAAATGAAAGATGTTGTAATTAAATTAATGGAAAGAGACTTGACATTTGAGCAAAAAAAGGTATACAAGGAAATTTATAAAGACATTACTAATAATAATGCAGACTATTATGATTTGAAAGAATTAAAAAATAAGCATAAAGAATTAGTTAATCTATTAAAATGGAGCAAACTAAATGCATATCCTATACTAACTAAGGAAGGAAGGGAATTTAATTGGCAAGATGACCTGTTGTCTGAAAGTAATTACCATGGACAAGGGTATGGTTTGTATGTAGCTACAACAAAAAAGGGATTCAAATTCCCTATATATAGAGTTAACTACTATACTATTATAATTCCAGTAAATGAGGGTACTATTTGCGGGTACCCAGCTGACGGATATAAATTTTGTTCGTTTGTATCTAGAACAGATGTAATTGAAAATGTTGAGTTTGTGAAGAGTGATAGGGATATAGAAGAAGAAGGTCTAACATATATAGGTCTCTTCGGAGATGCTATATATAAATATAACTATAATTCCTTCTATCATTGTAGTCCAGTTATGCCTACAATGATAACACTATAAAAAATATTGAGCTCATTGTTGAGCTCTTTATTTTTTTTTTTGTCATCCATTAACATATTTCATACAATATTAATGTAGAGAGTACTAGTCCCTACATTAATATCAAAGAGTTCTTAATAGAAGAAAGTATTACACTTACGTTCTATAAGTTTAAATTCATTTGGGTATTGTTTCTTAAACTTTGATAGCTCGTTGAAAAATCCCGTTCGATTTAAAAACTCTATCGTGAAATCTGTTGATGATTTGAGCTAACGATTTATCATGTATTGCACGATTAAATGCAGCAACAAATCTATCTTTGAATTCTTTGATATTGGAATTCGCCATTGATAATCACCACCTTTGCTTTGTAATATCGTAAGATATGTAATTATCAATGACGTAAAAAATGTAAGGATACGTAGTCCTTACATTTATTAGACAGTTTAATAGAAGTACGTATTACACTTACGTTCTATCAAACGGAAAACTTCAGGATACATGTCTTTAAACTTTTTAAGTTCGTCAACATTGAATCCATCAAATGCGAACACTTTATCATGGAATCTATTAATAATGTTCGCTAAAGACTTACTATGCACTTTACGGTTAAATGCATTTATAAATCTTTCTTTAAACTGTCTGATGTCAATATCAGTCATAATAACTCACCACCTTTACTATAATATTAGTAAAGATATATAGTTATCAATGACGTAAATAGATGCATTCCCCTCTCATAGGAGGGGTTTACATTTATTTACGCCAATCTTCATATGGGTCACTGTTATTTTTTAATTCCCATTGTATATGAGCCTCTCTGGCATTACGCACAGCATCACTACCTTTATTTCTAGTGGCACTAGCTCCAGGTGTTACAAAGAAGAAATCTACACCATAAGTCTCACACAATTCAGTAACTTTTTTACATATACTTCTAGCAAGCTCTACATCTACTTCTTTCTTCATAATTATCACCCCAATACACTTTCCATTTGATTTGTTATTTCAGCTGGTATTAAGAACTTTTCTGTCTTAGGGTCATTCCATTCTTGCATATAGAACTCTCCCATATGACTTTCGTTTCTATCTAATTCAAATTCTATAGGAACGTCATCATAATAAGTAGTTACTTGTTTAGCCATAATATCAAATTGTAAGTCTCCTAAATGGGTTACACTTCTTGGATGAAACTCTTTAGCTTCTATTGTGTATTCTCCGTTTTCATCTCTAGTAAAGGCTTTTTCCCAAAATCTTCCTGTATCTGGATTTACAAATAGCTTTACTTTATGAGGCGTCTTATTCATAATTATATTATCTATAGAAGTATTATAATTATGTCCAAGAGCATTGCTAGCATTTATAAGATTATCTTTTTTAGCTAATCTTACTTTTACTATATCCATCTTTTCATCAAGCTGGTCTGCCACTGTTCTTACAGCATTACCATACACGTCTCTAGATACTACTATATCAGACCCTGGAACTGGAGCTATTGGTGCACTGGGACTTTTGGCACCCTCCTTTTCTTCTTTATCCTTAAGCTCAGCATTAGCTGTCTCATATATAGGGTCTAAGAAGTTTTCTGGTCTTTTGTGTTCCACAGTAGGAATAGCAGTAGGTGCTACCGCAGCAATAGGAATAGTAGTAGGAACTGCTGTAGATGTTGCCATTTGTCCTACTGATAAAGGACTGTTAGATATAAAGTTATTTACAGCTGGTTTTTCTTCTACTACTTGTTTAGCAGTAAGTTCTTTCCATAACTTTCTTTCAGCTTGCATAGTTTTATATTTTTCACTAGTAAGCTTTTGTTTATCTTCTAATACTCTAAGTTGTGTTCCCATAATAGTAATATCGTTATTTTGAGCAGAAATTATATCTGCAAACTTAGCATTACTAGCTTTCATTTCGCTTATTTCTTTTTTTGTTTCATTTCTTTTAAGCATAAGTTCTCTATAAAGAGTGTCATATTCTTTTTCATTTCTACCATAGTCTTTTACTATAGCATTTAAATTCTTATTTAAATCTACTTCAGAAGCATCTGCACCATTTACGGTAATACCTCTTGCAGTCTTATAAGAAGATGTAATAAAGTTTCCTATATTCCATTTCTTATCAATCTTTGCTGATTTGTAATCTAAATCAAACCACATAATTCCTCCTTAAAAAAATAAGATGGGAGCTGTTACACTCCCATTATTTTTAGTATGGACGTTCATATGATTCTGTATATGAAGAATTAGATTCTTCTGATAATCCATGAGCAGAATCATTTCTTGTGTAAGTTTCAGTAGTATTACTATTGTTACTTTGTCCATTGTTTTGTTGTGCAGCCATAGCGTCAAGTTGTTTAATAGTAGCATGCCATATTCTAGCTGCTTCAGAAGCATCTAAAGCGTGAGCTATACTATCAATAATAGCACAATCATTATAAACGAAACTTCCATTAGTGATAGGCATATTACTAAATTTTATAGATGACACTAAGTATTCAGATGGGATAACTTTAAGTTGTCCTCTTTCAGGTATTTTAGCATTTATATCTTTATATACTTCATATGATGGAAATTTATAAATATATAAAATACTTTCTCTCTTAAACTTATCTCCTTCAACCAAATTCACAGAAGTGAATCTTAATACGTCTACGCTACCATTTTTAAATATAGGTAATGTCACGTCAAATAATACTGGAGCTGGAGCTTTATCTCCTGCTGTAAATGTTTTAGATTTCAAAGTTTGTAACTTATGGAAAAATCCTTGTAGTAATCTATTCATATCTGTAGATTGATGTGGTATTACGATTTTACCTCTTTCTACATATTTGTTTTCCACAAGTTCTTCCATCTTAAAAGCATAGTCATAATCTTCCATAACTAAAACTAATCTTTTGTCAGGTGCTCCGTTCATTCCTCTTTCTTTCCAACTTGCAATCCATTGTGTTACCATAATTAAATCCTCCTAAAATATTTTATTTATATATTGCTATATATGCTTAAATATATATAGTTTATATCAAATTAATTCTCTTTGACTTTGTAGCTGGTTCTACGTGATTTTCTACTCCAGTTAAAACAAAGTTTCTCATATCTATAGACGCAGCTTTAAGTAATGTAGGCATACCGAATTTAACTCTTCTAGCTACTAGCATTTCAAAGAACTCATCATCATTATTACTTTCATTAGCAAGTTCTTTAATCAATTCTTCAGCAGGTGCATCTTCATTTATTTCTTTTGGTTCTTCTTGAACTGGTTCATTATCTTCCACATTAGAGCTGTCCTCTCCTGTATTATCTGAATGTTCTTCTCTAGGTTCGGTATTGCTTTCATTTTCATCTCCTCCAAAGTCTTCTCCAAATATTTCTTCACTATTTGCATTTTCTAATTCTGTAGGAACAGCTGGTTCTTCTGCTGGAACTTTATCTTCTATTACATTTTGTACTTCAGCTTGTTCTACAGTTTCCTGTAATTTATTATCAGGTTCTTCTACATTAGCAGATGATACTCCTCCTGCCATTTTCCCTATAAGAAGAACTTTTTCTAATCTACTGATAAATTCAGCTTCAGTAATTCCTAACTTATTTATAAGCCCTGTTATAGCCTCTACAATGCTGTTATTTGGCGTTGTAGCTTTAGGTTCTACTACTGGGTCAACTATAGGCTTTACTTCTTCAGATACAGGCTCAGAAAGCTTTATATCGTCTTCTACAGTTTCAACGTTCCCATTAAGAATATCATCAACAGTATTATCTACCATTTTATTATTAATGATAGTTTCTTCACTAGTATAGCTTCCATCAGGATTTAATTTAGGAACTGTATCTACGTTATCTTCTGGGTCTAAATCTTCTGGATTAACTTCTGATACAGGTTCTACAAAAGAAGCAGGGTCTATATCTCCATTATTTTGGATACTAGTTAAAAACTCTACTTGGCTATCTATTTCAGAAGTATCAGTTTGTTCAAAGTTTTCTAGTCCAGTATACTCTACGACTTCTTTCATTTCTTCTTCTTGTTTTCTTGCATTTTCTAATGCTATGATTTCACTGTCTCTAGCTATCTTTTCTATAAGAGCAAATACTACACTCTTATTAAGTTCTCCATTTTCATTATGTCCTTCCATAGAAGCAATAGCTCCTGGGTTTACTAAAGATTCTACTGAAAATCCTTTAAGTTTATCAGCAAAGTTCTTTAATGTAGCAGCGTCTGATTTATCTGTTACAAAATAAACTCCATCCCCTGGTTTAAGCATAGGACTGTTATTATTATCTAAACAAGATTGAAATATAACTCCTATCTTTTTATCATTATAAGCAGATGTGAAGAAAGAACCTTCTTTTTCAGGAAGTTTCTTATGTTCATTTATGTTTCCATTATAAACTATCAATGCAGAATTTTCATCATTAGAACGTTCTATCCATATAGGTCTATCTAATCCATAATCCACATATCTTTCATCCGTAAACCATCTTTCTAAGTTCTCTAAAGCAGTTTTAAACACATATGTAGAGTTTACTCCTCTAATTAATAGTGCGGCTTTCATTTCTTATTTTACCTCCTCTAAGCGTCAATAAACGTCATATTAAATTTATAGTTATCAGCAACTGGAACATATACTGGTTTAATACTTAAAACTTCAGGTGGGTCCCAGTTATTTACTTTGTTGTTGTTTCTCATTATAGTCAAGTGGTCAGGTGGATAATTATCCAAGTTCTTAAATTGTAAGAAGTCAACACTATCTCCAGCTTTATCCATAGTATTAAATACGATAGCATTTAAGTTGAAGTCTGTCATTAAGTAATCATGAGTTATTAAGTGTTGATTTAATTGAGAAGCAATACCACTTTCGTCGAAATCACTATCAAGTTTACGTATATATGCGGTAGGACTAACTTGTAAGTTTATAATAGGTCTTCTTACAGTATTTCCTACGTCTAAGAATTTACTTAATCCGTGTGTCTTAGTAAACTTTATACTTACTCTAAATAGTGTTTCTAATTGGTCGTGTAATGTAGAAGATGTAAGTCCGTATTCATCAAGCTCATCATATACATTAGACTTAATAAACTTAGCTATATTATCTATTTCCTTTACTATATTCATTCTATTTTTAGGACTTCTCCAGAATTCCATTTCAACTAAAGGTATAGCTACAAACTTAAATAATCCATCTACTGATATAGATGTTTGTAAATATAAGCTATCTGTAATGTCTCTGAAGAACTCTACAGTACTTCTATAAACATTTATACGATTTATCTTTCTAGGAATTTCAGGTACAGCAGGAGATATAACAGCTCCATATGGGTCTCTTTCTTCTGGTATAGCTTCTACTTTAGGAATTATTCTAGAAAGTTCTAATTCTACTTCTGATTTACATTTTATTAATTCTGTTGCTTTATGTTGAGGGTCATCTAAATCATCTCTAAAAGTGATTTCAGTAACGTCTCCCCATATTCTTCTGTCTGTATCTATTTGGAATACGATATCCCATTTGTCATCTTCTTGCTTTTCTACAGATGTTGCATATATTATAATATCTTTTTTCTTATCATACGACTTTACTTTAAGAGTCGCTTGGAATGTTTGTCCTAATATTGGAGCATAATCATCTCCAGATTCACATCTCATTTGAGCTCTTATTTCGTATACATTTCTAGAAGCTGTTCTAGTTGTATCTGTAAAGTCTAAATAGTCATTTACTCTAAGAGATGTATTAATAAATCTTACAGCACTACTATTAGTATATGTTTCAAATGTAGAGAAACTTAAGTATGGAGTATCATATTGTCCCATAGCATACGACCTTAAGAAATTATTTTTAGGGTCATAGCTGAATATGAATGGAGTTACATAATAATAGTTCATAGCTATATTATTTGGGTCCATTAAATTGATACCTCCGACAGCACCAGGAATATCATCTGTCATTGTATTCATACCAGGAACTATAGTACTAAAATCCATAGCTCTAGTTTGCGTACTCTTAACAGCATGTTTATCACTCATACAGTAATAAGTCATTCCATCAATAGTTCTAGTATCTAAATCCTGTCTTTTAATAGTAAGATTACAAGTATTAGTAGGTACAGTAAACGTACGTTTTAAACTTCCTGTATCACTTCTAAAAGACAGTGTAGCATATATATTAAATATTCTATGTTTAACGTCATTTAAAACTAGCTTAGGTTCAAACTTACTTTCACCAGGATAGTTAAGTAAGAATGTCTTCATATCACTATCAGTATCTATTCTACGTCTAGCTCCTTTTAGTTTTATAATGAAATTACGCAAGTATTCTCTATCAGTAACTGCTAATTTAGCTCCATCACTGATATAATAATCTACTCCTACTGGCTCATAATCAATGTGAGTAGTATTCATTTCTATAGTTTCAGGTATAGCTTGTTCTATTGTACGAACATCTCTACCTGCTGTTTGGTGTATTTCTACTTTAAGCATTCCTCCGACTGCTGGTTTAAAACCTCCTTGGACATACTTAAAGTCGATACGTATTTTATTTTGTGCTTCTATTCTATATTCTAGATAATCATCTGCTCCTCTAGTAAAGTAAAGTCTCTTTCCTATAGGTCTCCATTCTTCTCCAGTATTAGCTCTATAATATAAGAATATATCTGATATCGGTTGTTTTGTTTCTACTAAAAACATTTGTAATTGGTCATCCGAAAAGATATATTCTTTTTCTTCTATTTCTACTTGTTTAAAAGATGTCTTAAATCCAAGTATTTTTACTCCTTGGTATTCTACCATTTGGACTAAGACATCTTCTTTTTTAGTACCTCTGTCTAAGTATACTCTTGGTGTTAAACTACCATCCATATTCTTAGTTACTTTTATTATATGTTCTTTTTCCACTGGCATAAATTTAAGTCCGTCTATTCTGGCTGTATTTGTGTCAGTGTATCTCATTTCCCAAGTATTAGCTTGAGTCTTAATACCATATATCATAACGTCGTTAAGTGGTACTCTTACGAACATATCTATTCTAGAGGGTTTTGCAATAGCTACTTCATTCGCATGCTGAGCTAATTGGTTCATTAAACTACTATAACGTTGAGCATGTATCAAACTATTTTCTCTTGCTATATTTCCAGTAAGTACAGAAATACTATCTAGAAAGTTTGACATTGCTTGTATAGTAATAGACACTGGAGATAATAGAGATAAGTCTTCTGGTTTAATACCATTTCTATTTAAGTCTGCAAGTGCAATACTCATTAATTCTTTTTTATCTTCTAGAGTAAATCCAGAACGATAACGTCTTCTATCTCTAATCTTTTCGTCCATTTATATCTCCTTATTTATTATAATGTGGATCATTTGATATTAAAACTAATTCTCTTGCTGTAGCAGTAGCTATTGGATATCTATCTTGCTCTAAAGCAATAGCGTTTCTTAAAGCTCTAGCTCCTACTTGTTTCGCATATGCAGATGCTCTTATTGCTTTACCAGCAGAATTATAATTTCCAGCTTTAATAAACCCGATAGTATTACTCCATCTGTTTATCCATCCGATACCCATATTAAAACTCATATCTAATATAGCTAACTGTCTGGCTTTAGATAATTGTGCATACCAAGGCATTCTTAATAATTTCTCTAATACCACTTTAATATGCTCTCTAAGTACAGCATTAGCTTCTTCTATAGATATACCAAACTTAGACCATTTAACTACATTCTCTCTAGAAAATGTACCACTCTCTAAGTTAAATCCATATCCTATAGTCCATATACCTTTAGTATCTTTATAACGCTTAGACCTAAATCCTTCATGTATTCCAATTACTTCTGTAGCATATGAAAGTAAACTATACGTATCTTTGAATTTTATAAATAATGGTGATGATGCCATTGTGTTACCTCCTATACATTACTATAATTACTTCTATTAATATATCCTGTTTCTTCTTGCCATCTGACATAATGTTCTTTATTTAAGTATAAAGCTATAAACACTACTTTATCAGCATCTCCTCTTAAATCTATAATAGTCTCATCTGTAAACTTAAAGTCAGGGTCCATTCTTTCATGATTATATTCCATAAACTCTAGATTTCTACGCTTACATTCTATATAGATTAAATCTTTTCTAGCTTCTTCATCATAGCAATCATAAAGAAATTCTAAATATCTAGACATCTTTATATCTTCAGAAACAGTATCTATTATATCTAATACAGTATACTTTTTCCCATCTGGGTCGACGCGAACATCTTCCTCAGCATATTCAACTTCTACCATATTATATAATGACAGTTTGTTGTCAGTAAACTCTGTGAAATATGCTTGATAAATTTCTTGATATGTTTTAAATCCCTCTATTACATCGTCTTTAATACGAATAGCAGGGTTATCTAAGTTAAGTCTTTCTAATGTAGCACTTAATCCATACATCATAAACTTAGGATAATTTACAAGAAGTTCAAGCTTAGTTCCACAAGTTTTTACATTATTTTCTTCTATATTTATTTCTTCTATACTTTTAGCAACTATCGTTATAGGTGCTTGATATTTAACTACAAATGCTCTTACTCTATTTCCTCCATCTACGATATAATCTACTTGCTCTTTACTATGAGCTCTAAGTATTTCTAATAGCTGTAAATCTCCATCAGTACCATTATCAGTTATATTGAATAATGTTTTTAAATCTAATATAAGACTGTCTGGCAACATAGTTTCTATCGTATAAGGAATATAAATAGGTTCAAGCATATCTGCTCTTTCTTGCTTTTGATAATAAATAGGCTTAGGTACTTCCAAAGGAAAAGCATACTTCATCATTTCTGATACTTCGTATGCTTTAGCCTCTTCATTTACAAGTACAGAGAAGAATATTGTAGCAGTTTGAAATTTAGGACTTCCAAATATAAGTAAGTCCACATCTTTCATATAATACCAAGCGTCAGCAGGTTTTCTTTTTATTCCTTGTCTTCTTACTTCAATTAAAGCTATAGTAGGATTCCCTCCAATACGGTCTAATCTATCCATAGTGGCATAATCTACAAACTTTTCATGAGATGGGTCTATATTATATCCAGCTACTATACGTGGAAATATAGACCTTGAAAGAAGTTTCTTATAGCTATCTTTAGTACGTTGAGCTTCTGGTAACTTATTTATAATCTCCGTTTCTAAAGAGACTATATCTGTATGACGTTTTACCCATTGTTCTAAATGGAATACAACGTGTCCAAATACATTATCAAAAGTATGAAATGTATTTACATTGGCATACGCTCTACCAGCTAAAGCTATACGCTTATACAATAGGTCATTATTATCTGCTGAGCCTATTTGATTTAATTCTTCACTCATATATTCCTCCTAAGAACTAAAGCCTAGCTTTATATTCAATCTTGTATCTATTAAGTTATCTTTATCTACCTTTTGACTCATTCTATAAAAACCTGGAGATATAGCCATCATTTCAAATAGTCCTTTGAATGGTAACACTGGTTCATCACCTGGGTCGTCTCCTTGTCTAGGTTTGAATGAAGCTCTAAGTAATGGTTTTCTTTGAGATGGACCTTCCGAGAATATAGTCTTATTATCTTTACCAGTAGCTAATAACGAAATACCATCTGCTCCTTTCATATCTACCATATTGCTAAAGTTAAATCCAGATAGTAAATTGAAAGTATCATATTGGTCTGGAGCAAATGGAATAAATGTAGTACACTTAAAAGTCATACTAAAGTCTTCCATAAGTTCATTTTTAGTTTGTCCCTCTAGTTTAAATCCACTCAAGTGAGTAGGAGGTTCTGGAGGAATTAGGCTATAACCCACTGCAAAGTTAATTACATTCCAGTTAAGGTCTACCACTACTGTATAAATACTCATAAGGTAATCTAGTCCTTTAAACTTTATATACTCATCTCTCATTGGAAACCCTTGTTTAGCAGTAAATTCCTTATACATAGAAAGCATATACATAAGTTTATATATATCTCCTCTGTTATTATCCATAAATGTTACAGTAATTTCATTTTCACCATATATTTCTGGAACACCAGGAGTAGGCATAGATTTACCGTGCATGTTCATAACTCCCTCTCTAGAAGATTCTGGAAGTCTAGGAGGAGTTACGTCTTTTACATAGTTATTTAATAATTTAAATAGATTACTTTTATAAGCTCCATCTCTACATAATTCAGAATATAATCCTGGGTCTGTAAGGACGATAGCTTTAAGCTCTGGATATTGGTCTAATGCAGGATTCAATACATCATCTATTATTAGATTAAGATTAGGTCTAGTAAAGAATACATAACTTCTATAGTACGCATTAGTCTCACTTTCTAATACAGGTCTATTAATAAAATGATAACTTCTAGTATAGTTTATACTACGTAATATAGTATTTACATAACCATAGTCTTCTAGCATTACAGCCAATCTATATCTAAACTTTTCTCCAGTTTCTAATAGCTGTTGTGTTTCCCATTCTTGTTGGATTTCTGGAGTAAGTCTCTTTCCCACAACATCTTCGTTATTTACTATATTAGTTACCATAGATGCATGCTTTGTAGCTAAGTTATAAACTCCTCCAAGTGCTATATCAGGAACTTCACTTCCCCCTTTAACATCTCCAAGCCATTTATTAAGACCTAATCTACCAGCAACTTTATTAAGAGTATCCCCAAGTATCTTTCCACTAGGACCTAATACTCTAGCAACTGCATCTGGAACTACTCCTGCAAACTTAGAAGCAACGCCTCCAAAACGTTGTGCCATATATCCGACGGCTGCTCTTCCTAATTGAACGCTGTAGTCATATGCTTTTGCTCTATATCCATTTATGAATTTAGAACCTAATTCTTGAAATCTGTCTATCATATCGTTTCCAAATCCATATATATCAGTCATAAACTGTTCTCTCATTCTTCCAAGTCCATCAGCTATATCTTGTCTTATTCCTTGTACTGCATCTTTATATGCATTTTGTGCGGAAGCTGGATTTATTATACTAGTTATGGCTGCAAGAGCTCTACGCTTACTATCTTCAGCATTTGTTTTAAGTCCAGCTTTCCAAGCCTGTCTTTCAGCTTTAGCTAGTCCATTAAGCCATCCACTCCATTCAGATACAGTTTGGTTTACACTGTTTTCTTTACCTTTTTTAAATAATCCCGCAAGTAATCCAGACTTAAGCTGTTTTATTAATACTTCTGTAGGAGTACTACTCCATCTAGTGGTAAAGAAATCCTTACCTGGTAGATACTCATCGGAAACATATTGATTTCTATTATGTCTATATTCATCTGTATTTAAATAACGTGTATTCCAATGTATTTTCCCATTAGCATCTATATAGTATCTATCTCCATCTGTAAGTATTCCGTGTTCTGGTAATGGGTCTAATGAACTTTCCCAATGTTTATAATCATTGTATAATGCTTTAGAGTCTACATCTATTTTATAAGCATTTTGTATAGGAGTGGATAAAAGTCTTTTCCACTCTATATCCGCCTCCTCTTTTAATGCATCTAAAGCTCTCATTCTTTCGTCGGCAGTTTTATTTATCTTTAGGAATTCAGCTTCCCAAGCTTTGCCGTTATCTTTTATTATGTCAGCTATTATAGTTGACCAATCTGTACTTGGTGTTGCCATCTAATTCCTCCCTATATTAATCTCATTTTGTATATACAAGTAATAGTTCCGTCTACACCGTGTGGTACGAATGCGTGGTTTACTCTACTGAATACATAGCAGTTGCTTATAGTATTAAAAGTAGTACCAAACTTACTCATAGTTGCATCTGTACCCCACATAGTAGCTACAGCATTATACCCAGAAGCCTCTGATTTACCTTTATTATTAAGATTAAACCATTCAGAAAGTTCTTCTTCTTCTATATTAATAGTAAAAGATGCAAGACATCTAATATCTTTATCTGTTACTAAGTTTTCATCTGGTTCATTTACAGAAACTTCTAATCCATCTGCTGTAGTTACAGTATAGTTTATATCTATCTTTTTAGTAAAGAATTCTACATATTGAACATCTTGTCCATTAGATAGATGATATGTTTTAATTCTATAATGAGCATATTTACTCATAAGAGCACCCATCATATTTTTAGCAAGTTCTATATTGATACATCTGAAAGGAACCATTTGGTCAAATGTATATCCTTTCTTATGTTTATCATATGGAACTACATCTGTTCCAACACTTCCATCATATAGAACGTTATATCCTTTTATAAAAGGAATACTTCCAGGAGTAGTAGTAACTTCCGATAAGTCGTTTACTACTTCAGCTTCATTATACAAATTACGTTCAAATGGGTTCATTTCTATTTTAAATTCTTTATTAAATAAATGTTTACAAGTTGCTTGAAGTCCACTAAGTAAAACTTTATTCTTTCCTAGTTCTACTTCTTTAAACTCTCCATTTGGCATTTGTTCCAATTTATATAAACGTCCGTCCCATAATTTGAAATCATCTTCTATGTTAAAAAATATCTTTTTTAAATATTCTTTTAATTTATTAAACATAATATCTCCTTTAACTTATTTTAATATCTCCATATCTAGTAATTAAATACAGCTCATCATCTACAGTTAAATTATCACATAAAGTATTATTAACTTTTACATCAGGTTCTACCCAATGATACTGAGTATAGTTCCATCTAGGAGTTCTGAAACTTATATCAGATATAGGTTTTATCTGGTCTATCATAAGAAGATAATCATCTCCATCTCCCATAAGTATAATTACTCCTCCATCTCCTAGGAATTCTACTCTCCAAGCTTTAAATAATCTTAATATATATTGTAGATATTGCCCTATTCCTCCGTATAACATAGAAGCACTGAATATAACTTCTGTGATATCTGGGAACGAACCATTGACAGCATTCTCTTCAGCTTTGATTACATTCTCAATAGCAGTAGTTAAGTTGTCAAATTCCATGTTAAGCTCTTCTACACTATCATGTATCATTATTTTATCGAAATGATATGCAAGAGCTGGGTCTGTTTCTGTTAAATAATCATACCATGACTTATTATCGCTACCAGTAGAATCAAACTTATCTGGTTGTTTCTTAGCTATTCTTACATAATTATATACTTCTAAAATCATATCCACTTCTTTATGATTTCTTGCTTGTAATAATACAGCATCTAAGAACTTTGCAAGTCCTATACTTCTTTCTATCTTTTGTAGCATTTTGATAAAATCGTCATTATTATTTACAGGGTCTGGAAATTCTTCTAGTGTGATATCTATTCCTGTTTGTGCAAATTCGTTAAGCCAATAGAATCTTATTGTAGGATGTGTTAATATTGTATTAAAATCTAATACTTTATCTACCCAGCCTACAGCATCTGCTATTGGAGCATTTATATTATGAGTAGTATTATAGTTTACCATAGTCATAAAGTATATCCACATTGCGTAAAACGAATGTGCAGCACCACTACTACGATAATTTACTAGCTTAGTTTTAAGCATATCTTTATATTTAAGTATATATCTATGAACTACTCCTATACCTATTGTGAAATCACTTATCTTAAGGATATTATCTATTCCTAGATATTTACTTTCAACATAAGCAAAGTCTTCGCTAAATACAGAATGCTTCATTTCAGCACTATTTTCCCATCTAGGGTCCATTTGTACTACTTCATCATATGATAATATTACTTCTTTAGTTCTACCTTTACTATAATCTTCATATTCAGGTAGAATATATTTAATAGACTTCGCATGGTTAATATCAGCCCATTCGTCATCTAATCTATTTGCTTCCGATGTAGTATTTCCTACTCCTCCCTCTTGGTTATCAAAGTCCATAATATTGGTACTATTGATAGGCTTTAATACAAAGTCTACTTGATACAGACTTTCGGGAGTAGTTTTAAATACATCTAGCTTATTACCTGCTACGGAAACATGTCCTGGATTTGCTTTCTTAAGCTTTTCTTTATCGTATACTCTTGCGTCATTATACTCAATTCCAGGAGGAATTAAAGCTCCATCTGCTCCCACAGGATAATTTATATTTGTAACATCTAAGTTTCTTGGTCTTTTTCTTATCCAATACTTGTATAATCTAAGTCCACTGAATATCTTCTTAGCTATGAATACTAAAGCGTAGTTTGTTCCTTTATACGTAGATATATAGTTTAATACGAACGTCAAGCTATCTCTATAACTATCTGGCATTCTAGATGGGAAGTTAAGCCCAAGCTCTTTAAACTTGTCTTCAGACTCTTCTTTCGTAAAGCTTGTTTTATTCAATACATTACTATAAGTAAATATAAAGAACATACAAATAGCACGAAGCTTTATAACAGTAAGTTCTAAAGCAGAGTCATAATCGCTACTATCTCTCATATAAGAAGAACCATAAGTCTTCAAATACACCTTACGTTCATTATTAAACATTTCTCTATATACATTAAACTCTCTTTTATTAGGAGTGTATAATATTTCAAATTCTTGTGCCTGTCTTGCTTCTATTAAATTTATATCTTTATCTAAATATTGCAAGTATTCTTTATCTGGATTTTCAGCTATAAGCGTATC